GTCTTATAGTTTGTATTACATAGAGATTTACCTGCCCCTGTGTCGTTATTAAATAAAAAGGTACTGTCTCCGTATTTTATATCGATTTGTTCTACTATACTGTGGCATCTCCTGCAGAGTGTTACTAAATTACTCTTATCGTAGGCTAATGATGGGTCTCTCCGTATAGGTATTATATGATGTACGTCATCACCTATAGTAGCTATACAGTCTCCGAAAGGATTATAGCAGAGAGGATATTTCTTTCTTATGTAGCTAGATAACCTTTGCCACCTCTGCGTCTTCCTTATATTCCTAGCAATGTCCCTACTTAACTTCTCCATTAATAATTCGTAAGTTACTAACTGTGAAGTCATTACCGACAAGGTCTATTATTCCAAAACCGTGGTTCCATTGATTGATAGGCATATACTCAGGAGACATATCGCATAGGCATCCTAATGTCCAACTATATAAGTATTTGCCTTCGCTAGTCTTTTCTCCGTAGGTACTAGTCCTATGGTTGTGTCCTGCTAAGCTACAACTGTGCATCCTTTGTAGTAAACTTCTAGCAGGGTATACTCCTGTATTCCTTACTTCGTGTCCGTGTAGTATAGTTAGGTACTTACCTGCCTTTATATTCTGCATTGACTTAACTTCCTGTACTTCCCATTTATCAAAGTTAAGTATCTCCTTCATTTGAAAGTTACTAATACCTAATACCTCAGGAGCCTTTAACATTAAATATCTTTCCCATCTGTCCTCGTGGTTCCCTATCTTGTATACTATATCAGCTTTAGGGAATCGTTCTCTAAGGTAAGCCAAGAACTGTCTAGTCTTATATATCTCATTAGATAAGTTACGCTCTTCAGGGTCTTTCTGATAACTACTAACATTATAAAAGTCACAAGTATCGCCATTAAGTAATATATCAGTAATGCCTACATCTTCCCCATAGTCTAAAGCTATATCTAATGCTTGTTCGGAGTGGTAAGGTATATGTATATCAGAAAGGACTAACCACTTGCCTTCCTTTAACTTATAATCCTTTTTAGGTTTAGTATCGGACTTAGGTAGGCTAAACCCTGCTTTGCCATTAGGTCTAACTACCTTTTCATATTTGTCCTTAACTACATCTCGTTTCGCTTCTCCCATATTACCCCTTCTATATCTAATCATTGACCTTATATTGTCTAATGAGGAAAAGGCTTTAGGGTGTTTATTATATAGTAACTTAGCTAGGGTCATAGTAGGCATATCAGTATAATGTCTGACTGCTTTATCTACTATCGCTGTTTTCTCCATATTTTATGAAACTCGAATGTATATTTATTATCTTTTTTGTATTCCTCGTAAAATTCTAAAGCTTCTTTCTCTGTAGAATAAATTGTTTTATTAACTACCTCGAAAGTCGTTTTATCCTTAACTGTTACTTTAATATCAAATTTATTATTCACCTGTCAAGTTTTTTATCTTTTGTGAATGGTTTTTTGGCTTACAGTCCATCATTCTACCTGTTTTAGTTTCTATTTCCCCACCTAGTTCCTCATATTTATCTCTATATGTCCAAGACTTGTCAAATAATTTGTGTTCGTCTTTTCTATGTTCCATCCACCACTTGTACTGTTCAGGTTTATTTAGTTTTACCCAATCAGCGAAACGCTTTTGTGCTATAGTAGAAGTAATACTGTGAGGGCTTATAGTATAATTATAATGGCTATGATGATAAGGGCATAGAACTACTATATTATTAGGTTCATATCTATGTTGCCTACATTGTCCTTTAAATATTAAATGATGACCACAACTCCTAACAGACTTGCCTTCTTCCTTTCCGTGAGTCCTGCCACAAATCTCACAAGGTTTACCCCTATACCTAGCTAGGAATAAATCGTCTGCCTTGTGCATCCATCCCCCTCCGTCTGCCTGTGAGTAATTTGTACTCTTCTTTTTCATACAAAAAAAATGGTGCCTTTAAAGGTAGGCACCGAACCTCGATAATGGTTTAGAAAGGATTGTTATTATTATCTATACGACTATCATTACTATGGTCAAGGTTTTTTTCTTGTTGAGCTGAATATTCCTCTGAGGCTTGTATTCGTTCCCTTTTCCATTGATTCCTATCTTCTGTTAAGAACTTAGGTAGCTCTCCTCCATCCCAATCTTGAAATGAGAAGTATTCTGTAACTACGCTTTGCCCTTCTTCTACTTTATTAGGTATAGCCGACTTAGCCGAGATTGTCCCATTAGCGTTAGGTGCTAGGATTAATTTACATCCTTGCCCTAATAGTTTAGATAAGTCATAGGCTTCAGGGTTTTTATCCCCTTGTAATACCCACCCTTGTAGTATTTCCCTTAGTTTAGCTTTTTCGTTCATAGATAGGGTAAATGTCTGATGATAGCTGACATTGTTCCCATCCTCGTATGTATATTCTAAGAACTTCCACCCTATTACTATTTGATGTTTAGTTCCGAATTTATTTTCTTGAGTTCCTATATCGAGGACTGAATAACAGATAGCGTCATACACTCCTGCCTCGAAACCCTTTTTAGTTGATTGTGGTGCTGTTAATGGCATTGTTTTCCTTTTGTTTATGGTTTATATGATTGCTTAGTCTATCCCAAAAAACGATAACGTATTTATTGCCTATTTCTTTTCCTGTGACGGCTATATTGTATTTCTTTTTAAACCTATGTAGCCTGAATGGATTATTAGGACTTATATCAAGTTCGCATCCTGTTTGGTTGTTTTCGTAAGCTTGAATAATTCTATTACTTCCTTTGAAATTATCTGTCATATTATTATAATTATATTTATTTCCGTAACTCATAAAATTGACATTTATTTAAATCCGTGTCAAGTGCTTTCATCGCTACGCTTCCGTGATTATTAACTAAACATTCAAATATACGGTTTCTTAAATTTCCGTCATTATCGAATGTAGGACTATATCCCTTTTCAGTTAATATATTTTCTATACCTGAAGATTGTAAGGCGTATACTGCTCTACTGTCTCCAACTATATTACCTGAACCCCTAATGTGATTAACATTAATTCGTTCTCCGTCATTTATTTTAGTTAAGTGATGAACCGAAATGACTGCTATGTCTAATTCTTCGGCTATAGCACATAACTGTTGAGATATTTCTTCATCGAAGCCGACATCTCCGTATTTGCCTGAAGGTCTTAATAAGTCTTTAGCTCCGTCTATAAACATTGCTTGTATATTGTGTTTTCGTTTAAACCTTATAGCTATACCCCTTAATTGATAAGGCGTTACTTTTTTATCCCAAAAGTGTATAGGATATTTAGAAACTTCTCTTAATAGACTTTGTCCTTTTTCTATATCTGAATCAGAAACATTTTCGTAAGCCCAATTATTAAAATCATTTCTATTACGATAATATCGTCCTCCTGAATCTAATTCCCCTATGTTCATACAACCTAAGTTGCCTGCCATTCTTTTTATAGTAACTTCGTATTTATCCTCTAATGGTACTATTAATATAGGTATATTTTTCTTACCTAAATAATTGTACCAATGTGCTAGAAACATTGACTTACCTGATTTACTTCTACCTGTGAATATAGTAACCATTCCTTGTTTAATACCACCTGTCTGTCGGTCTATAGTCTCATAAGGTGTAGGTATTGTTGTTCTATTGCCTGTCTGAGCTAATTTCCAATCGTCTACTATCTTATCTATAGAGTGGTTTTGTACTAATGGTTTCCCCATTAATTTTGCGATAACTCCATCACTTTGACTAGTACCTTTAAAGGTTTCTTCTAGGGCTTGTCTGTATATCCTAATTTCTTCTCTTAGGTCGTACATCTCCTTTACCTGTTTAGCGTAGTACTTTAATTGTACTGAAGTCATTCCCATTTCTTGTAACTCCATATAATAACTAATACCACCTATATCTGATATTTTACCTTCTTTAGATAAATGGTCGTATAAACTAATTGAGTCCCAAGACTGATTATCTGAAGAATGTTTTTTAATTTCTTCGTATAAAGCTTGATGATTATTTTTATAAAACTCTTTAGGGTGAGTATCTATATCGTATATAGTTTCAGTATTAGATAGTATACAACCTAGCAGGGCTTGCTCTGATTTAATACTATGAGGCATTGTTTTATTATTCATCTATTCCTTTCCATTGTTTCTTATTTCTATTTGTATTTGTATTTCTATTTGTCTGCGAACTACTGCGTTCGATAGCGGTCGCATACCGTCGCTTAGCGTTCGCTCGATTAGTCTCACATTTCTTTATATAATCTTCTCTACCTTTATCTAAATGTATTTGAAACATTGTAAATGCTAGTAGAACTTTTTTATTATCTATTGTAGGACTAATGCCATTGACTTCGTAGGTATATATTATTTTAAAAAGCATTCCTGCCTCGTTATCGTCTAATTGTTGAACTATTGGTTCTAAGTGTTTATATAATAAGAATGATTTAGATTCTATCTTCTCCATTTATATATTAAGGGTTTGGGTAATTAAATGTGACACTTATACTTGCTAGTTTAAGTTCTTTATCAGGTTCAAGTTCTTTATAGAACTCTTTTCCTGTTTTATCGGTAAGTAGTACCATATCTATGATACCCTTAGGACTTATATTATTTCTAAATAAGTCTGTATATATATTGCCCCTTAGTAGTAAGGCTAAATCATATCTCTGTTGTTCCCTTATATATCGCTCATTATCTTTACTCTTATAAGACTGATTCATATACTTCATAATAGTGTGTAGCTTAGGTACCCATCCTATATGTATATCTGTATCATTAACTTTAGTAGTAATAGAAAAGTCGGACTCATATAAGTCTCCTGAGTTTTTAGTACAATTTACACTTACTTCCTGAGTAGGCTTTATCTGTCCTGATAAACAATAATCGTTTACTGATTTATCGAGGAAAGTAATTCCTGCGAGGTTTAATGTAATCATTCTATTTTTCATTAATAGGTAAGTTATTAGATATATACTCGGCTTCTTTAACTCCGTTTATTATATCTACTTCCTCGAATGTTAATACATTACAGGTAAGCAGTTTTTTATTACAAACTACTACTGTGTCTGCTTTATAGTCTGCTACTATAGTATGTGTTTTAGTTTCTTTAGAGGTCATATTACTGCTGATACTAGTCTAACTTTTCGTCCTGTAGTTTCACATTTTTTTGTGCCGACTTCTCTAATTAGTTTTCTTTGAACTAATGATGTTATTCTAGGTCTTACTTGATTAGTTTCTATAAAGCCTAATTCGGTCATTATTTCCCTATCGGTATATGTACCTGAGGTTTCTAGTAAGAATTGATGAATTATAGTTTCTCGTTTTGATATACGAGGCAATACTTCTGTATATGAAGTAAGTGTGTTACTGTGTAACTTAGGTTTAGTATTTTTTATTATCATAAATGTTTTTTTATTTTATTCCAATATTTGATAGTAGATTCTTTTTTATAGCCCTTCGGTCCTCCGTTCCATATCCTTGCTAATGTTTCGGCAGTAGGGTTCTTACCTGTAGTCTTTTGATAATGACCTCCCCAATATTTCAAATATAAATAACAAATCTGTTCACTTTTCTTTATATTATATCTATCTTCGTAGGTAAAATTGTATTGAGGATAAACTCTGTTAACATCATCTATAACTGCTTTCTGTATTTGATATGCCCCTATACTTGCCCCATTATCTCCTACTGCTATTGCAGGATTAGGTTCGCCTCCTGACTCGATTATCATTATTGCAGTTAATAAAATTTTTATACTAATCATCATAATCTTCTCCTAGGTCGTAAGTTTCTGTAGTGTCTTTGATACTAATATCATCCCAATTGTAAACTGTTTCTCTGTGTATTATATCGCTATCTTTAATAGGGTTTAGGTATTCGTCCGTGACTTGTATTTCAGCCTCTTCCTCACCATTTCTATTTTTAGTATGATAGTAACATTCTCTTACAATTACTTGTACTAGTTTAACTTTATATGCTCCTGTCTTACTCATTTTCGGTATTGTTATATATATTTAAAAAATCTTCTTTAGGTATTACAAAAAAGATTCCGTTTAGGAATCCGTGGTCTATCATTTTTTGTATTCTATGTCTGCCGTCTATTAATCTATATCTTAGGCAGTCAGGGTTTTTAATTCCCTCAGTTACTAAACAAGGATATCTATAGTCTGCTTCTTCATACCTAATACCTTGTTTTATATTTCGTTTATAACTTATATCTTCAAAGTTAATTTTCCGTAAAACGCATTTAGGGTATAGGTCTTTTACTAATAACAATTTATCATTACCGTCTATAGACCATTTACCGAAACACTTGTGGTAGCCCTTTATCATATTTGTTCTATAGTAATTTTGTATAAATACCCATTGTAGTCGGATACTTCTATAGTTGAAAACTTAGTAGGGTAGGGAGGATTAATCTCACCTACTTCGTCTATTATATCTTTATTGTCGTCTGCTAACGCTTGTTGTATTATATAAGCTATAGCTGAGTTATGTGTCGGTTTTGGTAAGCTCATTTTCTATAATGTCTCTTGCAGTTTTAATTTTAAAATTCAAATCTTCATCTGTTTGGGCTATATGTAATAACTCCTGTAATACCTGATAAGGATATCTTCTTATAACAGTATCTTTTTCATTTATCCGTTCGTTATATTCGGAATCTAAAAAACTAAATATTTTTAAATCGAAGAACTTGTCGTGTATCTCCGAATAGAAATAATTTTCATCGCACCATTTACAAAGACGATTATCGTAACTACTAATCATATCGTCTTGGTATTTATCCCCACAGATAGGGCATTTAGTAGTTTTGTTTTTAAGTTCTATAGACATCTTGTTATACTGTACCCTATTTTATTTTCTATTGCTTTATGTAATCCGTCTCTGACCCATTTACTATCAGTACCTATAGGGCAATCTTCCTCTAGTCCTTTAGTAATGTAGTCATATTGATTATCAGAATTATACCAATGACTTTCTAAAATTTCGTATCTATCGTTAAATGTATGATATTCCATTCCGTCCTCGGTATAGGTATATTGGAAGTCTTGTAATACTCTGACCTTAAATACAATCTTTTTACCATTATATTTACGCTCAATAGTAACTAGCCATTCTTCCGTTTCTATTTTACTTTTAGTTTTATTTTTTTCCATATCATCATTGAATACGATATTTAGTATTATGTAAATAAAAATAATTAACAAAATATTAAATAAAATATACGATTAACGCTTTACAAACCGAGTTTATTCATTTGTATAAGATTATATTCAATTAAATATTAACCTTATATATACAAATAAAAATTATGAAAACACCTACTATTACAAAATCAAATCCACAAACCGATTCAGAAAAATTAAGAACTTGGACAATACAAAGATTCAAGGACGACTTAAGAACTAAAAAGGGCTACCGTCTCGTTTCTCAATTCGATATTACTCTTAACGAAAACGATAACCCCGACACCCTTTATTCACAATACGAAGAAAAATCAACTTGGATGAAACTTCAAAAAACATATATCGAAAGGGAGCACTACTTCGACCGTAATAACAAATTCTTAGAAAGGTTCGACAGACCACATTACTGCTCACCTTCTTCAGAATCATATTGGTCAATGTAAAAAAAATAAACCCTTCTTTAAACGGAAGGGTTTTTTGTGTGTGTAAATATACATACTTTTATAAGTTTTACTCAGGTAGTATGTGACCTTGAGGGAAATAGGGCAAATTAACCCTTACGCAAACTTACTAACGAAATTTATAGAGCTGTAAATAACTGTTGCATTTTTATTTTGTGATTAGTAACTGAATAACTACCTTTAGCTCTTCTAGAAGTAGTCATAGGAGTAAACGCATCATTAGTACCTATGTATAATATTCCGTGACATTTCCAATTTTTTGTAGCAGGTACTGCGGAGCTACTAGATTCTCTAATATGTTGTATCTTTAATGCAGTTGTAGTATTATTCTCAGTATTATTAAACCTAAAAGCATTTTGGTCTATAGGGTTTATGTGATAGCCTGCAGGGTTTAATATCATTTCTACTCCGTAGGCATAACTATAAGAACCATCATTATATGTACCTGAACTAGAATGTGAGACAGTTAGTTCCCAATCTATATAATACCACCCTGCCTGTTTAATTTTAATAATTGTTCTATTACCTCCGTACATATACCCATAGTAACTATGGTAAGGGTTTCCTGTTGTAGTTGTGTATATATTAGAATGATTTGTACTTAGCGTAGCGTTAGGAGCTTGGTACCATCTACTTGTACCTGAGCCTGACATATTACTCATAGAATAAGTAGCACTAGGGTAAGTAACAGTCGGTAGTGTATCTATATGAGTCTTTACTGCTTTTTGTGAGGGTAGTATCGTATTTGAAGAGTTATTGCCTCCTAGGGTATTATCTGAGCTAATCTGAGCAAATTTATCGTAAGTTAATGTCGAGTTTCTAAAGTGTTCATTTTCTACTCCTGTAGAACTACCATTACTATCTTTTATATTACTAGCTTGAAAAACATTTCCGTTTAAAGCTGATTGTGTAATAAGCCCATTTAATTTATTACTATCAATTTTCCCGTTAGAGTCTAATGCTACTAAGCCATTAGATAAATTATAACCACTAATTAATTGATTAATGCCATTACAAGTATTTAATAAATCTGCCCTAGCGTTTTTAGGTTTATCAGTTACTTGGTTTAAATTAGCCGTAGATGCAGTATTAGGTATAGTCATAGTGTTACTTCCTTCAATAATCTTATTTCAAATCTTAAGTTAGCAGTATGTGGACCTTCTACGCCTGTATCTGTTTCACCGTCAAAGCCACAAAAAAATGTTTGATTAGTAGTAGCGTAAATATACTGTGGCATATTTCGTATTAAATTATCAAATCTAGGGTTGTAAGAATAATCTCTAACAAGTTCGTTTGCAGTAGTATTGTGGTATAGATATAAAGTGTTTTCAGGGTCGTCATCATACATATAGTTGTATCTATCCCACCGTATATCACCGTATAAAGCTATATAGTATAAACCATTTTGTTTAACCTGTGCCTTGCCATCAGTTCTAACAAATTTTGAACTATCGCTTGTAGATATATTACTGAAAGTATTACTTCCTCCTGTATATCTACTCTTAGTATATATCGCATAATCAAAAGTACCTGCATTAGCATTATCAAATATAAAACTTTTTACTGCTTGTTGTGTAGGTACTATTGTACTTTCAGAAGAACTATTTAATGTAGTTGAAGTACTATACCCATTAGTACCACTAGTAGTAGCGTTATATATTTTACTTGTTGTTATAGTCCCATTTAAAACCTTAGCATTAGTTATTCCTAATGTAGAACTATTAGCAGTAGGGAAATGCCTAGTTTCAACTATAGCGTTATTTACAGAATCTGCATTAACTGCCCCTACTAATTGAGTAGATTCTACTTTAGCAGTTCCTGAAAGTTTAGGTACTCCACTATTTTGATTTACCATATTAATGATAGCGTTGTACTGTGTAACTAAATCTAATAAATCAGTTCTAGCGTTAGCCACTAAATCACTTGAACTATTTACATTCGCTTCACTTATATTGCCATTAGGTAAACTCATTTTTAAAATTCTTTTATTATTTGTGTTATTTTTGCAGTAGCGTTAGAGGTACCACCTGTAGATATTAACTTAACTGTTGTATTAGCTCCTATAGCTACAAAAGCTGTTAACCTGTCATCAGAAGATTCTAGTTTTAATTTTTTTCTCATTACACTACTATAGCTATTTGCCCAAGTAGCATTTATATTAGTTTTACAAAACCAACCTTCTTCCTCAAATTCTACCTCTATTACTCCTGAAGTTTTATATAAAATAATTCCGTAAAATCCTCCTTCTTTTATTTTAATTAAATTAGTAGACCCTGAAACAGTTTCATATGTAGATGAATAACCTGTACTAACAGTATCTAATGTATTACTTGTAGTAGAAAGATTAGCTTCAGGCAAAGCAGAACCTTGAGCTAAAAAATAAGTCTTAATTGCGTTTTGTGTAGCTACTTTATTATCACTAGCACTAGCCCCTCCTAAAGTCGTAGAGTTGTCTACTATCCCTGTAGTCTTAGTAAATGTTATTTCATTATCTTTTATTTTATCATTAGTAATACAGTTACTTTGTAATGAGTTAGTAGTAATACAATTATCAGCTAAGTCATTAGAGTCTAAATCCATTTGTGAACTTTTAACCTTACCACTACTATTTAATGAAGCTACTCCGAAGTTTGAGTCTATAGAAGCTATAATAGCGTTTAGCTTTTGTATAGCAGTCAATAAATCAGCACGAGCGTCAGAAGGGCTATCTACTGCTGAGTCTAAATGTTCTGTATTAATACTGCCTGAAGGAAATGCTGTCATTAGAAACCTGTTACTGTTATATCTATAGTTGCGTTTGTGTTAGCGTTACTACTATTATAAAGTTTTATTGTAGGTGTTAGCAAGTTATTAGTTGTAGATGTTTTACTAATAATTTCATAACTCATACCCCCACCTGCGTTGTTAAATGCGATAGTTAATGTATTAACTTGAGCGAATGAAGTCTGCAAAGGTATTTTAACGTGTCCTGCAGTACCACCTATTTGTGTTAGTGTACTAGTATTTAAGTCTTTAATTAACTCAGTCTTTTGTTTTCCGTCTAATAATAAACCGATTGTTTGTATAGTAGCATTAACACCTGTAACAGTAGTAGAGAATTTAATAGCTTTAGCAGTTATTTGATTAGTTGCAGTTATATTACTACTAGCTCCTGATACAAAAGTACCATTAACTAATGCCCCATAGTCACTAGATGAATAGCCACTATTGCCTGAAACTGATTCAGGTACATATTGTATAGTTGTAGAAGCAGTACCTATAACACTAGCTTGTATAATAGGTCTAAATGTTAAAGCAGTACCGAACTCAAAACCATTAGCAGTATATGTAACTGTACTTGAAGCAAAACCCCATTGAGTATACTGAGCCCAAGTTTTACTACCTAAGTCTTGCCATTCTCCGTCACTACCTGCTACAGAATCTATTTCGTTAGATATATTAACACTACCATTAGTAATAGTACCTACATTAGTCCACCCTAATAACTTAGGATAGTAGGCATTTAATATATCTACATTAGGGTCGTCAGTAACTACTTGGTTTAAAAGAGTTAATTCATTACTTAAATTATTAGATGTGTCTAGCGTTCTTATAGACATTTTATAAGTGCCTGCTTGTAACGATTTAGTTTCAAAAGGTGATACTGTTAAATGCCCTGTATGTATAGCATCCATATTATCCCAAGTAGCGTTAGCGTTTGTAGATACTTTTATTATAAACCCTTTAACATCTTTATCTGCAGGAGCAGTAAATAAGAATTGTCTAGTATAGTCTGCCGATTGAGCGTAAGCAAATGAAGCAGGTACATTAGGTATAGCAGTCTTACCTACAACTTGGTGAGGAAATCCACCATTAGTAGGTACTGCATAATCAGACCTCTTGCCTGAAGGATATACTGCTCTTACCTTTACATAGTATTTACCACTAGTAGCTGAGTTCACATCACTAGTATTAGAAACTGCAGAATTTACAGGAGAAATTACAAAGTTAGTATCGTTAGTAGCGATAATAGTATACTGACTATCTTCTTCAGCTCTATAAGCTATCTCATAAAATCTTACATACTTTAAAGTAGGTTCGTCCCAACTAGCCTTAATACGCTCAACAATAGTTCCGTCTTTATTAATCAAATAATTAGTACTTGTTAATGTTAAGTTAGAAGGAGCAGGTGCTGACTGAGGGTCAGGTAAATTAGTTGAAGGTGCCTGAGGTGGAGTATTAACGTCAAATGTATAGACACTAGGGTCGTATTCTTTAGCAGTTATTTTTACAGTATCTTCTTTAGTTATATCTACTTTTTGTACTCTAAATAATTTACCATTTTCTAAACTTCCTGAGTTCCACCCTACTGCACTATGTTTTATGGAAATAACATCCATTGCCTCTATACCTATAGCGTCTAGCGTAGCAGTAAATTCTACATTCCATTTAAGCCTAGACTCTTTTAAAATGTGCTGAGATAATAAATCAACTCTCTGTTGAGTGTCTGTAAAGTTATATTGTATGTCTGCCTCTAATATTCTATTGTTATCTTTAGCGAGCATACCTGTACCTGTAGTAACGCTAATGCCTTCATTATAGTCATTGTCTCTATCAAAAAACCTTCCACTAATTCTATTTTTGAAAGCTTTCACCCCTGAACCTACTATATTCCAATCGCCTATAATATTTCTCTCATCAAAAGTCTTAACTGATACTGCAGGCTTATCTATAACTAATTTATATTTATCAGATACAACTAAATGACCTCTACAGGATAATAATAAATGTTTTAAACTATTTAAACTAGCTTCGTCAGGGTTTACTAATCCATTACAAGTATATCTTTTTTGCCCTGATACTATATTACCTGAAGCATCTCTCAAACTTAATGTTCTATCGTCACAGTAGTTAGCTTCTTGTATAAATGAATCTAAGTCTATATCACTATAAGGTATACTTCTGCCATATACAGTATTAGTTAAAAAATCTAATATACAAAGAGCAGGGTTGTCAGACCATTCCCAAGTCGCAGAGTTTGTTTGACTATGAGTTACATTATCTTGAGTTTGAGCACTATTAGTATTTATAGTAGTAGTAACTAACTCATCAATTACTAAGTCTTTAAATTGTACACTAAAAGAACTAGCAGTCTGCCCATTTAATTGCCACTTTAAATCTATAAATGAATGTACAGATACACTAGTGTTAGCAGAACCGTTAATAGAAAAATAACCTGCTGTAGTAATTTCAGTAAAATCAGTATTACTTCTTGTAGTATTAAATTCACCTGTATCTTGTCCGTCAGATAAATCCCACCCTACACTAGCAGTCCCATTTGTACTATTAGCTGATACTCTAACTTTACCTGTAACACGATAAGTAACTCCTTCCTTTAAACCATTAATTCTAAAATAGCCTCCGTAGTTCTTAGCAGTAGACGAAGTTGATACATTATTTATAGTTAATGTATTAGTATCTTTATCGTAGCTTTTTGTACCACTAGTAGTTGAACCACCTATTTTACTCCATTGTATTCTAAGTAAACCATTATTAACTGACGGATGTCCTGTAGCATTAGTCAATAAATTTTGATAACCACTACTTGCAGATAAGGATGTCATAGCTCCTAATGTATGAGTAGTTAAAACCCTAATTTCTCCTCCATTATCTTTTCTAGGGTCATAAACCTTTTTACCTTTTACAGTAACATTCAACTCAGGCAAACCACTAGCAAAAACATCTTTATCGTATTTAAGCCGAGCTACAATATAAGCTACCCCGTTGCCCCTCATACTAGAACCCCAAGATGGTACATTTTGAGTCATTAATGTAGAAGCTATTTGATTAGGCTCACCTAATCTTATATTTTCTGTATATAAAGGAGCTATATCACTATCTGTAGATAGTCTTTCATTTAAGTGTACACTTTCTACAGATTCAATTTCACCCTCACTAATAACCATTGTTCTAAGTAAAAATTGATTATTATTTCCTGCTACTGCTCTAAACTCTGAACCTCCTACTCTTCTTCTACCATATACAACAGGTATAGGAGAAACATTACTAGTGTTATTAGTTTTTATACTAGCGTTAAATTTAGGTATTTCTTGCTCAGGAGCTAAAGCTTTCATTACTTCTCCAATAGCGTAGCTAACGACTAACTGTTTTAGAAACGCTTTAGAGAATACATATTTAAATGCTGATGCTATTAGTGAGGGCATTATTTATGACAGATTGTAAAAACTTTATAATTATTATTAGTTAGTAAATGTTTTATAGAACTATAATTAGTACACTCAACTTGACCATCTATAGAAGCACTAATAAACGAACTGCCTGAATATACATAACAGCACTCATATTCGTCTTTGTTTATATATAGAACATCTCCTGCTTTAATCGAGAAAAAATCTATTTCCATAAATCCTATATCGTTAAATACTTTTAAAGTTTCTTTATCAGCACATAATTCTATAGCTTTTTCTTTATCAGTTACATTGTGAGTTTCTTTATGCCATTTATAGTAGTCTGTACCATACATAGCGTCTATAGCTCCGAATACAATAGCAGTACAATGGGTTTCACCCCACACGAATGGTTTACCTAACATCTGCTCTAAATAGACACACAAACGAACTGTATAATCGTTAGGTAATTCTATATTTAATTCTTCTGCATTCATTATTCTTTATGCCCCCATATAATCTCTTTATTTATTTTGCCCCACATACTAAAAAAGTCGTCATTAGGGTAATAGAAATTGTGTTCAATGTGATTAGTATGTCTATTAGGCTTTCTATCAAAATCGGATAAATAACTCGAAGCGTTTATTGAAACTACGCTAGTACCACTATTAGGGTCATCAACTATAGAAGGGTTGTTTATTCTACCTGCAAATATAGGATAGGGTACATTTATAATATTATCGTTATCTGAAAAAAATACTCTACTAATTATTAGAGGTCTATCTATATAATTATAACTTAACACTTCTGCTATTTTAGTAGCGTCTATACCTGATAATGTAATAGTTATATCATTAATCTGTAAATCAGAAGTAGTAGTTAAGTCTGTTATATCTAATAAATGACCTGTAGCTAAATATGTATTACCTCCGTAGGATACATCTTTATGATAGTCAGTCATATATATTTTATAATCTAAATTACTAGTATCAGCTAGTGTAACTTCAACTATATGAGCAGTATGTATCTGTCCTGTTGCTATAGCAGAATTTGTACTAGTGAATATATTCCTCATTATAAAACTTCAGCCGTTGTTGTATAAACTTGTTCATTATTAGAACTATAAATAGTCTCTATAAATTCTACACTAAAATTAGCGTTATTATTACTTGGTACATTAACATCTAGATTATCATTAACTAAAGATACAAAAAATACAGGTTCAAAATAAACTTGAGTATTACCTGCTACAGAAGCAGTCAAATTAGGGTATATAGTTAAAACTACTTCACCTGAAGCATTACTGTCGTAATCTTGTGTAGCTATATAAGTCTTACCTTGGGTGCCGAATCTAAAATAGTCCCCTTGTTTTATTACTTTGCTAGAACTAGGGTGGAAGTTTTTAAGTGTTACTGTATTACCATTATTTACAGTAGTCTTAACTTGTATATGTGTTTGCCCTGAAGCTACTCTAAGAGAGCCTCTAGGTTCTGAATTAGGTAGTGCTAATGTAAATCTACCGAACCTACCTTTTTGTGTAATTAAAAAAGTCCATATAGGTAAAAATTGGTCTCTAGTTAATGGTGAGTAATTAAATTTTATACCGAATCTTTGTCCACCTTTATCACTAACGTGCCTGTGCATAGACTGAGTAGTAGATAGTTGAGTTTGATGAATAGAAGTTAAATCATAACTCTGTGGACCGATATGAGTAGGGTAGTCTGTACTATAAGTAGTATAGGCTGTTAATGGATTATAGTGAGTATAACCTAAAGCCATATACTGCTGATGTAGGGCATAGGTACTAGCAGTGTATGCAGTACCGTTTTGGTCATACATAGTATGAGAAGTAAATGTATCTGAAGTATAATAAGTCATTTAAATTCCTTGTTTTCCTTGTCTATTGAAAGCGTCATTAACTATACCGACTATTAAATTTTTCCTTTGTGCTATTTGTGAATCAAAACTATTAGCGTCTGTAGCCTGTACATTGAAATTAACTACTACTCCTTCCCCTCCCATTTTGTGATTAGGTATTATTTTGCCTGACTGTCTAGGCACGAACATTTCTGTGCCACTTTCCCCTACTAAGTAAGGTTTACCTGCTTTCACAAAACCACCCATATTTTTCGGAGTAGGAAAAAATGTAGAGGTAAATGTATTTAATAATGGGTCAACGATAGCTTTTTGTATCATTAGTTTCTGTATTTGTCCAAGAATATCTCTAACTAAGTCTTTAAAGTTCGCCTTACCTGTATTTACGAACTCTTGTATAGAGTTAGTCATACCGTCCGAAACATTTTTCATTATAGCCTTCATTTCGGTACCTACATCATTTGTTTTCTTACCTAATTCTTTTAAGGCTTTGACTGCTTCCTCAACCATATTGCCTAACAGTCCACCCCCTGCTTCAGGGTCAAACGGACTTCCATCGTCCCCTTGTCCTCCTGATAATTTTTGCTTAACTTCGTCTACTTTTTGAGTAAGCCCTTCTAAATTTAAAACAGTCTCTTCAGTTGAGTCATTAACTTCGTCAGCTATAGATGAGAAATATTCTACTACAGGTGCTTTAGCGTCCTCAAATTTATCAGTTAGAGCTTTTATCCCATCACCTACTTTACCAAAGAACATTGGGAATTTATTAGCTAAGGCTACTATCTTATCAGTAAAGAATTTTATAATCTTTAATAATATACCACTAATTACATTTCTAATATTAGTAAATATAGTAGCTACACTATTAGCTAAACCGACAAAAAAGTTTCGAGCGTTGTCTATAAAGTTTACTATCTTAGGTAATATATGAGTCTTAAAGGCTTCAAAAGCGTCTACTGCCATTAATGCCATTGCCTTTATAGCAAACTGTATATTTTCAAATAATGTCTGTAAAAATCCTAACTTATGAGCTATGTATATAATACCTGCTATAGCACCTGCTATCAAAATAAACTTAAGGCTTACTACTCCTGCTATACCTGCTATAATAGCTAATATAGGCTTAAGAGCTACAAAAGCAAATGCTAACTGTCCTGCTACAAAAACCATACCTGCTAACAGGGTAGCTACTAACGCTATAGGTGTAGCTATCTTTAAAAATTGAGCTATAGCTTCTTTATTTGTAGAAACAAACTCAGCTATCCTATCGACTAAAGGTCTGACGTGCTTTTCTGCTAATTCACCGAATCTAATTTGTACTGCTTCTACTGCTGACCTTAATTTAAATAATGAACCTTGTAAGGTATTATCCATTATATTAGCCATATCTTGAGAAGCCCCTCTAGCATTCTCATATTTAGCAGTTAGTTCTTGTAACCTGTCTGAGTTCTCAGCTAATGATACTAATGAAGCCCCTGCTCGTTTATTTGCCAACTCAACTGCTAAGGCAGATTTTTCATTATCAGTTTCGGCAGTATTTATTCTATGAAATGCTTCTGCTAAACTAATTCCTTTTTTATTTAGTTCAATAAATATACTTCTTAGGTCTGTACCTGCCTTACTAGCGTCTGTACCTGTATCAACTATAACAGATAACATAGCACTAGTTTCTTCTAAACTAAAGCCTGCTAACCTAGCATTAACTTGAGCGTTAGCCATTGCTACACTAAACTTTTCTAAGTCTAATGCCGAACTACTAAACGACATAGCCATTACATCCGTAATACGACCCATCTCAGAAGCGTCTAAATTAAAGCCCTTCATTACAGAAGCACCGACAGTAGCAGAATTAGCTAAGTCCTCTCCTGTAGCTAGGGCTAAATTCAATGTAGCTTTTGTAACCTTGTTTATCTCTTCAGGGTTTAAACCTAATTTAGAAAAGTTAAGTTGTAGGTTTGATACTTCTGAAGCAGTAAAACGAGTTGTAGTTCCTAAAGACTCAGCACTATCTTTTAAGGCTTTAAATTGTGTATCTGTCGCTCCTGATATAGCTTTAACTTTAGCCATACCTTGCTCAAAGCTTTGAAATGTATTAAGGGCTACACCACCCATAGCAGTTAATGGTGCTCCTAACCCTAATCCTACAGACTTACCTATAGAAGTAGCGTTACGACCAAACTTCCTTAACTTCTTACTAGCAGACGCTAACTTGGCTTCAAATTTAGCCGTTTTAGCGGATATACTAACAAATACATTTCCTATTCCCTTAGCCATAATAAGTTTTCAACTGTCCTGCGAATTTCATCACATCTGCCATAACATCTTTTTTATGTTTTACCTCCTTAGGCATAAAGTCCTCAATAGAATAAGGTTTACCTTTTTTACCTCGGTTTACTTCAGCTAGTATGTAACAAATTTGTGCGAATCTATAGTCTTTTTTCCTTTCTAGTTTATTATATATATAATGGTAAGCGTCTAGCTCTTCATAATTTAAATTTAAAAATTCTTCTTTGCTAATACCCCATTCTATTGTGGCTAAAGCTATCGACTCTAGCCATTTTCTTTTTTTGGGTCGTCATCTCCTGATAGCCCACTTTGCTCCATACAGACCTTAATCTCTTCAGCTAACTCTGCCATAGGCAGTAAGTCGTTAGCGTGTTCTAGAGGGTCTCCTGTTAATCCTAGGCAAGCACACGCAAGCGATACTGCACTAGATATAGGTTTTTTATCAAACTCACTAATATTGCCTCCGTTCATTTCGAACTGCATTATAGCTCTGTTATCAACCGTTACTTCTTTTTTTTCTCCTTTATAAGTTATTGTTGCCATTTTTATTTCCTAATTTTTTGTTAATTTATTTTAGTGATGCCTCCTGTAAGTTTTACAGTAACTGTTTCTTTTAAAACATCATCTTTATCAAAAATAGTTTCACAGTTAGTTACTAAACCTGAGGCTCTAAACTCTGAAGTATCTTCAGGTGTAGAAAATTGTACAAATATCTCTTCGTTATTTCTAGCTAGTTGTTTGTAGCTATAAATTTTTCTAAGTTGGTGGTTTCTAGTTCTGAGAACTCCATTATCGGAATTATCAGGCTCTACTTGTAAAAAGATTCTTCTATATGGAATGCCATTTGTGACGCTACCTGTATTTGTCATATATGGGTACCAACAAACATACTGATTATCAAAATTAGAACTACCTATTGTTCCTGTATACATTGTTTTAAAGCCACTATTGTGATGAGTTAATAGTTTCATATTAAAATTACCACTCCTAGACTCAATATCGTGTTTGTAAGTATATAAAAAATGCTGACCACTTCTATTAGAATTATTTTGATGACCTGAAGCAAAGTCAGGGTCTTTAGTAGTTGGTATACTAAAAAATACTTGAGTAGGGTCATTTGTATCACTTGCTGTACTAAATGTAAGCCTGTGAACAGGTTGGTCGGTTGCTATTGCTAAACCACCTCCTGAGCCTGATTGTGTCCACCCTGTATTACCTATGCCTGTACCATAGGTTGTATCTTCAAAGTCCCCATTAATATCAATTAACTTGTATGGGTACTTAGTAGAATAATCTACAGTATTAACGACATTATAATTACTTCCATAATTGTTAAATATATCTTCTACTGTAGGATATCTAGATAGTGTAGTAAAGGTCAGCTCGCCTGTATCTACTAAGCCTCCCATATATTTTTTTACCCCGTCTGAATTATAGTGGGCACTTTCTATAGTGTCTTTAGATATAGAAGGCAAAGTAAGCTCTGTTATATCTTGTTGGTTTACTAAAGTATCAGTAGTAAAACCCATTTTTAATGTTGTACCGTATGCCTTATTAGCCATGTGTTATTCCTCCTGATATTTTAGCAGTTATAGTTTTAGTTATTTTTCCGTCTATAGGAGCGTTAGTTTCTACATTAGTAATTCTAGTAGCAAACCTCATTTTTTGACTACTGCCCTCTTTTACATTGAAAAATACAATTTTATCTTCTTTTAGTAATTGTTCCCAACTCCAATACCTTAACATATAAAGTCTTTGTAAAGCTAACTTACCTCCGTGAGTATAGTTATTATTTGTGTTTAGAACTAAATTTAATGATTTATTTATTGTCCTATCTATCTTTGTAGTTACTACATTATTAGAACCACTATTTTTGTCAGTAGGTAATCCATATATAGAATGAGAATTGTCATTAATATATAATTTAAAATCAAATCCATCATTGCTACCCATAACTGATGAAACCATTCCGTAGCCTATACTATAGATTTTATTCCTCATATTATCATTTCTAAATACATTATTTACCCTAAGATTTGTGGGTGCTGATGTGTCAGGTTCACTACTCCCACCTACAGGCGTAAGTTCAAAAAACCTATGTGTATTAGGATTATCAAAACCGTGAATATCTAAGCCATCTCCTGTGTCAGCTTGCCAACCTGAATTACTTAAGCCACCTAAACCTGAAGGGCTATTCATTGGGTTTCCGTTGATATCTATTAACTGAAACGGAAAGTCATTTGTAAATAGTTGTGCTATTTGAGAGTTTGAATTATACCCTCTTGAGTTAGTATTGTCAGGGAATTGATTTTCTATTTCATCTATATAAGCTTCTGTAGTAAATGTAATCTCACCACAGTCTACTAATGACCCATTATATTTTCTATGCCCTTCTACTCCTACTGTTCCCCAAGTAGTAGTATAACCTGCATCTGTAGGAGCATTTCCATTTGAGTCATCTACTAATACTGCTTCCCTACCTATAGTAGTTATTTCGTAATTATCCTTACTGATAGTCGGCAACTGTACATCAGTAACGTCTTTTACAGTATGTAATAAAGATAAATCTCTTTCAGTCTGCCCTGAGTTAGAAGGTAAGGTGTTATTATTATCATAGTAGTCTTGTAACCTCATAGATGCGTGAGGAGAGTCGACTTCTATAGCTACTTCTAATTTGTATTTACTTGCTTGTGTTGCCATTTTTTTTTAAAGTTATATAGAATCTACAATGGGCTATCAAGCCCAAAGTAGTCCTATAATATTAAGTTATGTGGTTGTTACGCTACCTGATACTTTAATAGTAATAGTTGCTGATAATTGACCATCAATAGGTGCTTCCTGTTCAAACCCTGTAACGATACCGTTGAAGGTAAGCTCTGTAGCTCCTGAATCTGCGAATGTAATCTTGAACCCTGTATTTGCGGTTGTAGCTAAATCGTTAGGACTTTGTGCCAAAGTTCTGAACCGAGCGTGAGCCGTATTATCAGGGTTGTAGTTTACAGTAATAGCGACCTCGCCAAAATCGACAAGACCTCCTATATATTTTCTGATTCCACCATCTCCATGACTTGTAACTTCAATTGTGTCTTTAGTTACAGCAGGAGGAGTCAAATCAGTAATGCTACCAAGGTCATTGTAGGTCGCTGAAGACCCGTCTTGGTATTTTAATGTTAATCCGTATGCTTTTTCTGCCATAATGTTATTTAATTATATATTTGAAAGATAAGTCTAAAGACTTAACCCATAGTTTATTGTTTTCGTCATACCCATCAAACTCATTAGAGCTATCAGCGTACGCCATTTCGATAGTTGAATCTAATAATATAGACTGTCCTACAAAAATCTCTTTAAATTTTTCTACATTACTATCTAGGTCTGCTAGACTAGTATTATAGAAATCAAATTGTACTATCATATTGCCTGACTCATAACCTCCGTTAAATACAGGCTCTGTTTCATTCTCCCTATTAGTGAAAATACAATAGTTATTACTAGCCTCTGATTGACTAGCTTGAATAGGGTAAAATTCAAAGTTACTTGTAAACGCACTTTTTCTTGTCTGCAAGTATACTGCTAAAGCTTTATAAGGACTCATTTTTCAACCTCCCCTTTTAGCCTTTTTAAAATATGAGACTCTACTGCTTTTCTTTTCTGCCTAAATGAATCAGCTAAGAATGGATTATCTCCTACAGGTTTCTTTTTACCACCTGTTTCTAATATGTGTATATACAAGGCAGGGTTTTTCTTTTGCTCTAACCACTTAGCCCCTATCAATGAATATATATTGCCTCTTCTAATTCTAGTCTTTTCTGTAATATTTCTCTGTAGGGTGCCTGTAAGCCTCGGAGCTTGTGCCTTAGCTGACTTTACAAACATTTTAGCCCCTTCCCTAACTATGTGTTTTAGCTCTTTTCTGATTAGCCTATTTTCCATTCCACGAAAGTTGCTTTCTACTTCTAATAAACTTTTTTTATCTAATTTAATAGTTACATTCATTATTAGCCTTTCGTTTGTGTATCTATAGTTAGTGAATCGTCTCTTGAATTAGGATTAGGTTTAATATGTAATATATCGTAGTTCTTACTGTTATATATTATAGTATCTTTTACATCTACCTCGGTATGCCTTATTGTAAATTTAGCTCTACTAGTTGAGGTTTCCTTACCATTCTCATTTCGTTCTGTACCTGAATACTCTTCTACTTTGGCAAATAGATTAGAAGTAGTCGTATTTACATTTGTAGAAGATTCCTCAATCTCTCCGAATGTACCACGACCTGTCTTAGTTACGTCAAAAGTTTTTTTAACTAACTGAATAGGTTTATCTAATTTGCCTAGTTGTCTCATTTTTTATATTTTTTTCCTTTTAGCTTTCTAACTAAAAAGAATACTCTAGCTTTAATAGCCCCTCTAATTATATCGAGTTGCATTAATAGCCACTTTTTACCTGTACATAGTTTACATTTCATATTATTGTTTAATTGCCGAGCTACCGAAGTAGTAGCCTACTATTGCTATTAGTGTTGTTCTAATTTCAGGTAGTATGACGAAGCCTCCTAATGTTTTCCAAGTTTCCCACTCAAAGAACAAAAAGCTACGCTCTTTACTAACTGTTACGCCTGCATCCATAAAAGCCATTATAAAAGGGACTACAACGACTCCGAATAGGCATACTATTACTATTAATCTTCTGACCCATTGCCCACCTCGGTCAGATGCCCTGTCTGCAGAATCGTCAGCTAGTTTTTGGTTTACCTGATTCGCTTCTAACTGAGCTTTGTTTAATTGTATACTGCTAGACACAAACAAGCCAATGACCTTAGTCAATGCCCCTACGCCTGTTCCCATAAATAATGATATTAATTCATTCATAATCCTACTTTGCTAATCCTCCATTCTATGTGGTCTATTCTCATATTTTGTTCTACATCTAAAGGTAATATTCCGTCAGATTCCCATTCGTCTATCCAAGTTTTATTATTCTTGATATATTGTTGAGCCTGCTCTAATTCGTGTTCAAGCATCATAATCCTTTCGTCTATACCAAAGTACCCTATAACAGATACTGCTACTCCGAAGATTATAGCTAATAAGTTTCGTAGAGGAATAGTTATCCCTGTACTTTCGCTTACGCTTAAACTGTCGTCTTTATTACTCATTTTTTGTTTTTAAAGTGTATATAGGCTACAATTAATGAACCGAGTCCACCACAGATGTGCATAAATATACTAGCCATAACGTTATATTCGTCCAAGCTAGTAGAAGCCAAGTTAGCTATGCCTACTGTTCCCCATATTTTTAAATGACTTGTTAGTTGTTCCATTTTTAAAATTTTCTAATTTTGTATTGTTCACTTATAAAATCTACTGTTCGTTGAATCTTATAAGGTATGTCGCCATAGGAGATAATCTCCCTAGTGTCATAATAGTGAGCTATTAGTAGGAGCATAGCTTGTTTTAAAGGTTCAGGTAATGTTGAACTAGTATACCCTGATACATAAGAAGCTACTACAGGAGCTATTCTAGGTTTATGTAAAGTAGGTTTAGAATAAGTATCTAGCATAGCTAAAAACGATACTCCGTTGCCATTGTTCTCGTGTATATAGGAATTACTATCAACAGTTGTTAATACTCCATCTACATTGTAATACTTTAATGAACTAAATGTAGTTATAGGAGGATTAGGTAAAATTAATTTAAAATAACTAGTAGGAAAATCGCAGTAACTCACTTCATAACTCTGAGACGCACTAAGACATCGTCTAGTCGTTATCTCTAAACTTTGTCTACAAGCAGTTATTAAACTAGTAATAAATGAGTCATCATTATTATGAGTAACTCTTAAAAAAGACTTAGCTTCTGCTAATGAGATAGGCTCACTAGAAGAGTCTTGTGTTCGTTTAATGCCGAATGGCTCTATGAGTTCTGTATGTGATTTGTACATTGTATATATAATAAAGGGTAAAGCCCCTACACCATATTAGATGTAGGGACTACCTTAGTTCTAGGAGGTTTTTTTCTTAGTTTGTTTTTTAGCCACCTTTTTCTTTACCTCGGTATTACTACCGTAGTATGTCTTATGTCTAAACCCAATCTCATAGACTTCTACCTTGTATCCGTTTTCTTTTACCTCGTCAAACTTGTCCTCTATTTCTTGTTTGTTTTGACTATAGGCAACGACTACAGGAGTAGAATGTTTGTCTTTATATGATAATATTAACCTCATAATAAACTTATGCTCCTAGTGCGTTAGAGAACCCTGCGTCTCCACCTGTAGACTGAGCAGTTGTACATACACGGAAACCTGCTTTGTCCATTGATGAGTTATTCGCTCCACCTTGAGCACCTGCAGTGAATCCGTAAAGGAGTGTTACTGTAGTGTATAAGTCGAAGGTGTGTGGGTCTTGGTAAGTAATACCTAAGAATGATAAACCTGAATCAGGGTCTGTTACTGTTTCAGTCTTAGCAATAGAAGGTACACCTAAACGAGACGCTACTGCGTCCATATCTGTAGGAAGGCGAGTTGCCATTACGATAGATGATTGGTCACCGAAGAAACCTGTCAATGTACCTGTAGTTGGCAAGTTAGGTACTTCGATAATATTTTCAAACCCTACTAAGCCTTCAAGAGTACCGTATGAGTTTGTTTGTAATTTACCATAGAAGTCGCCACTTGCGATTCTGCTATCACCTTGTAATGAACGGAAAACATCACTGTTAACAAGACCGAAACGACCTTGAGGGTTCGCTCCGTTAGCGTTAAGAATTTTGTTTCCGAGTGTAAGCATATCAAAATCACTATTAGCTGTAGAAGCTACAATCTCATTAGTGAAGTTAGCTTGAGTTAGGGTAGCAAGCATATCTGAGAATACTTGGTTGCCTAAAGCGTAAGCTACATTACCAATCACTTCGTTATATAGGTCTCTTTTAGTAGAGATTTGGTCAATATAATCGACTTTGATTGGGACGTGTTTGTGCTTGTTAAGAACGATATCAACATCTGCAGTTAGTGAGTTAGCACTTGTAGCGTCTGTTTTATATCCTTCGCCTGAACCTGAGTCTCCACCGTAATTAGTTACTGATGGTACTGAGGCGATTCGACCTCTGATTGTGTCCCCTAATCTCGCTTCGGCAGAAGAAAAGTCTGTTCCGATATTCGAGAAAACAGGATAGCGTGTTTTGAAAGCGTCTAAGACATCTGTCAAAACTTCAGTTTGATTTAATGTTGCCATAATTTATCCTTTGTTTGTCTGAGTTAGTTATATCTAATTTTTCTTATTTGCCTTGCGAGTTTAACTTTTTGAGCACTGTCGGTAGTCTCTGCGAGTTTCTGTCTCAAGGAATCTAAACTAGCTTCCTCATTTTTATATGTGTTTAGTTTTTTGTTAGTCGGTGCTTTTGCAAGCGTTTGTAAAACGACATCCTTAAATTCGTCTACAGAAGTGTCTCCTGAGAGAGCTTCAATTACGACAGAATTTAAAATTCCGTTTGCGTTGTATTTATCAGCAACTGCTTTAATACCTACCTTACGATTGTACTCATAGGCTAAGGCATCTTCAGCGTCTGCTTCTTCGTCCTCAACTTCCTCAACTTCGACTTCTTCTGTTTCAGCTTCTGCTTCTGCTTCAGCTTCCTCTTCGGAAGATAGGTCTGCTTCAGCCTCACTAGTGTCAGCACTAGCTAATACTTCAACTGCCTCTGCTTCAGTTTCAGGAGTTTCTGAGGTTTCTTCAGTAGCGACTACTTCCGTCTCTTCGACTTCCGTTTCCTCTACTTCTTGTTCTTGATTTTCCATAATTGGTTTTACCTCGTTTTTGATTTGTTCTAGTTTTTCGCCTACTTCTTGAGGAAGTGACGCAAAAAGTGGAGTTTTCAAAACATCTGTTATACGAGCTACCATTTCTACTTTGTCTACGACTGCGGTAGCTAGTCCTGCATCTACTGCTTCCTGTCCGAAAAAGAATGTATCGTTTTCCATCCATTTTCTTACAGTATCAGCGTCTGCCCCTGTATGTTTCATATATATATTAGCTAGTACCTGTTCAAACTTAGCTAAGTGGTCTATGCCCTCTTGTAAGTCATTTCTATTAGGGTACTCTAATTCAGATAGCATAGGTAGATGAGTAAATACTGAGGCATTTTCAGGTATGTAAACATTATCGCCTGCTAATATAATAATAGACGCTATACTGCCTGCCATACCTTCTATATATACATCAACTTGAGCGTCTTTAGCTCTAAGGAAATTATACATAGCTATACCGTCAGTAATAGAACCTCCTACACTATCGACGTGTACATTGAGAACATCTGCGTCTATCTCTGCTAAGTCTCTAATAAAGTTTTTAGCTGAGATTCCGTAGCCACCTATTTCGTCTAAGATAAATACATCATAGTATTTTTTCTTTTTATGCTCTGAGGTGTGTTCGTTTTTAGTTATTGTATACCAATTTTTCATTATTCTACTTCTTCCATATTTAGTTCTTCTACTGTTAAAAGTTCTTCTTCCATAGTTAAGGTTTCATAGTCAGTTACTTCTAAAGCCCATTCCCCATCATTAGTTAACATAGGTGCAGTTACTACTTTAGTTATATTTTCAGGGTTTTGCCAAAAAGGTAAATCTAATGCTTGCCCTTCCTCTTCTGCTTTGTCCCAAGCTTCCTGTTCTGTATCGTATATTAAAAATTTAGGCATTAGTAGTCCTCCGACATTCTTGTGTGTACTGCAGACTTCTCATCAGCAGTTAAAATTTTATTAAATAACATAGCTCCTTTAAATACATATCTATTATCGCCTATTTCTATTCTACCTAAACTTATATCATTATCTAAGTTAGTTGTTTGTTCGTCTATAACTTGAGTACCGTCTAAAAAATAATTCATATCTGTTACAGTAACTGAACTAGCAGGTATTCTTTCTATTTCAAAAATATGTGTTTTAAGGCTAGTAGCAAATGTATCGTGATGGAAACTGACTTGTTGATTATCATTACCCCTAGCTGAAATACCTATATCGTCAGTTAGTGAGGCAGACTTTACATGTACTGCTTTGTGTTTAGCGAAAGTGGCATAATTAGGCGTTGTAGTATCTCTTAAGGTAAACATAGTTCTACCACTTGCAGGTAACTCATACATTGAACTTCCTTTCTTTCTAGCACCTAAGACGAAAGTTGTATCACTACTTGTAGTATTATCTCCGAAGGCATTAGATACTTTTTGACCTGCTCCACTAGCTAATGTAAATAAACTAGTATATTGATAATACCCTGCTTGGTCTACTCTTATTTCATTGTTAGTAGGATTATAAAAAAGATTATTATTTGATACAGGTGTAGATAAATCTAAGTCGCTATCACCTAACTGATTATATAATTTATTAATTCTTGCGTAACTAGCACTTGAACCTGCCCAAGTTGTAAATGTTCCGTCAGTTAATTCTTCCTCAGTAAAATCTCTTTCTTGAGGGCTTGCTGAGTATACAAACATTCTTAATAAGTTATTGCCTGTACCTAAATAATCTATACTACCATAAATAGCGAAAGCTGAATGGAAAACAGAAAAAGCCATAGGAGAACCCCCACCTGAATAAAGTGGACTATTTAAGTTCATCAAAGCGACTTTTTGATTGTTCCAATTATCCTGCATAGAAGCGTGTTACATATACATTTGCTGAACCTGAATCAATTATGACTTTAATAGCCATATCTTGAATCGGTAATGCTATAAAAGATTTATGTGCTGAAGCAGTAGAGGCAAAAGCAGGTATAGCGATAAGTTTATTACCACTATTGTCTGCTACCCATACATCATCTTGCCCCTCAACGCTAATCGTTATGTAATTAGTGTTCTTCGGCACATTAATCGTGCTACTAGTTCCTGTTACTGAAGCACTATGTAAAACCTGTGACTTGTTAACATATTCTTTAATCATTTTTTCTTATCTATCTCTTTAAGTTTTCTAATTGCCCACTCAATTCCTGAGGTTCCTCCCCAACAATCCCACATTAGACCTCCACAGCCTTCGCCATAGGGTACATCTTTGTGCTGTTGATGTCTTTTAAAGCTTGCCATACGAGCTATAGTATCACGGCTTAGGCTTTCTCTACTAGCCAACTGTCTAGCTCTCTGTTTTCCTACATCGGTGCCACAACTGCCCCATCCATTCTTTTCTACCCATTTTAATGCCCTCTTAGCATTATTAGTAGCTGACTGAGGGTAGTCGTTATATGTTTTATTAACTACATCTTCTTGTACTTTAGCGACTGCCTCTTGTGGTTGTGATTGTACTTCTACAGGCATTAAAGCTCCGTTTACAAAGTAAGTATCTCCACCCTCATAAGTAGGTTCATCCTCTCTGCGTCTAGCGTCATTAGGGCTAAATATGCCATTCTGTATACCTTGAGCGTATGCCTCCATTCTACTCTTTAGGTCGCCTCTTAACAAGTCATCAGTTTCGTGTTTGAAATAATAGATTTGTTTTTCAGTATCGTTTAACAAAGTCATTCTCAACTTTTGTTCCCAATTAGTTAAATATGGTCTTAGTGTATGTTTTACGAAACCTAAGTCTTGTTCTACGATATTACTAAATGTAGCTTTATCTAAATCATTAATAAGGTGAGCAGGTACTCTAAATAATCCTGCTATTTGACTTCTAGTATACTTCCTAGACTCAAGCATTTGTGTTTCTTGGTGAGATAATGCTATAGGAGTAAACTTAGCCCCTCCTTCTAATATAGGAGTTTTATGTCTTGAACCGTTTCCTGAATACTTAGCTGACC